GGTGCAGGTGGTGTTGGTCAAGGCTTTTCCCAATCAGCAGGTAGTGGTTCAGCAGGTGCTAGTGGCGGAACAAATGCAGGTACTGGAGGTACTGGAGGCTCTGGAGGAGCTTTGGGTCAGGCAGGTAGTAGCGGTGCATCTGGTTCAAATGGTTCTGGTACTGCTATATCTTATCCTTCTACAGCACCCGGATCTGGAGCATCAGGATCTGCAGGAGGTTCAGCAGGCTATTACATTTTAGGTCAAAGCAATGTATCATTAACTAATAGTGGAACAGTAGCAGGGAGAATAGGTTAATGGCTTTTATTCCATTAAAATTTAAATCAGGTATTGTTTCCGATATAACTCCTTATAGCAATGAAGGTGGGTTTGTAGATTGTGATAAAATAAGATTTAGGTTAGGGACTCCAGAAAAAATAGGTGGCTGGAATAAGTATTCAACAAATACATTTCAAGGTGCTGCAAGACGTTTACATAACTGGGTTGCTTTAGATGGTTCAGATTTTTTAGGGATTGGTACTCATTTAAAATATTATATAGAAGAAGGCCAAACCTTTAACGATATAACCCCTATACGAAACACAACAAATGCGGGTGATATAACTTTTTCTGTTACAAACGGCTCTACAGAAATAACTGTTTCTGATCCAGCTCATGGAGCAAATGAAAATGATTTTGTTACCTTTTCTGGTGCATCAAGTTTAGGTGGAAATATAACTGCAAATGTTTTGAATCAAGAGTATCAAATAACCTCTTTAATAAGTTCTAACTCTTATACAGTAACATCAAGTATAGCCGCTAACGCTTCTGATACCGGTAATGGCGGATCTAGTGTTGTAGGTACATATCAGCTAAATACAGGATTAAACACCACTGTAGGAGGCACAGGATGGGGTGCAGGGCAATGGAGTGGTACAACTAGTAGTGCACTGTCCACAACATTAAATGAGGCTCTAGACTCCTCAGAAACAGGCGTTGATGTTATTGATGAAACAGGCATGAATACAGAAGGCGATGTTATTCTTGTAGGTAATGAGTTAATGCTTGTGTCAGCAACTGCCGATGACAATACAATGACTGTAACAAGAGGGCATAGCGGAACAACAGCTTCAACACATGACAATGGCTCTTTAGTAAGATTAGCAAATGGTAATGTTTTATCTACAGATGACTTTGTGGGATGGGGTAGCGCTGCTTCTATTACTGTTCCGGGTGCCCAAATAAGGCTTTGGTCACATGATAATTTTGGAGAAGACTTGATTATCAATCCAAGAGATGGCGGGTTATACTATTGGGATAGATCTTTAGGATTCGCTAATGCAGTTGAGTTAAGTGCCAGTGGGCTTGGAGGAACAAGAGCAAGTGTTCCTCAGATAGCAAAGCAAATAATTGTTTCTGATGCAGACAGACATATTATAGCTTTTGGGTGTGATGGTTTAGGGGCGACATCTGCTGCCACACAAGGCAATGGCGTTCAAGATCCTTTATTAATAAGATTTTCATCACAAGAAAATCCTGTTGATTGGTTTCCAACAACAACAAATACAGCTGGTGACTTAAGGCTTGGTGGTGGATCAACATTTATGCAAGCAGTAGAAACAAAAGAAGAGATACTTGTATTTACAAACAAAAGTCTTCACTCAATGAGATTTATTGGCCCTCCATTTACATTTGGTATTAAGGAGCTTTCTAAAAACATAACAATCATGAGTCCTGCAGCAGCTATAGCGGTTGACGATTCTGTTTACTGGATGGGCGTAGATACGTTTTATGTATACTCAGGTGGTGGCACAAACCAAATACCTTGCTCAGTAAAAGATAAAGTGTTTTTAAATTTTAACTTTGAAGAAAAAGACAAGGTTCATGTTGGTGTTAATTCAGAGTTTAGTGAAATAATATGGTTTTATCCAAGTGAAGGAGAAACTGAAGTTGATTCATATATAACATTTAACTATGCAGAAAATGTTTGGTATTTTGGTACATTAGCAAGGCAAGCATGGCTAGATAGAGGAATAAGAAACTTGCCTGTGTCTACTGGTGGTCAATACTTATACAATCATGAAACAGGTTATGATGATGATGGATCTGCTATGACTGCCTTTGTAGAATCAGCGCCAATGAAATTTAGCCAAGATCAAGGGTTTTCTTTTTTAAATGAAGTGGTGCCAGATGTTAATTTTAGTGGGTCTACATCTATTAACCCAACAGTAGATTTTACAATTAAATCTCAAAGATACTCAGGATCTGGAATATCGCAAACAGAAACAGGAACCGCACAAAGAACAGCAACAAGCCCAGTTGAGACTTATACTGAAAAACTTGATTTTAGAATTAGGGGTAAAACATTTGCATTAAGACTTGAATCAAGTGCTTTAGGAACAAAATTTAAACTTGGAACACCTCAAATAAACTTAAGACAGGATGGTAAAAGATAATGTTTGTAACAACAATACCACAATATGTTTTAGGAATAACAAATGCAAAAGCTGATTTAACAACAACTGATGCAACTACTTTGTACACTGCTCCTAGTGGTGCTGACTTTAACAGCTCTGTTGTTACATCAATATTAGTTCATGATGATAGCAACAATGGAAGCACATTAACTGTTACTATTACTGATTCATCATCAAGTGTGTTTCAAATATTTGAAAAAACCGTAGGAGGACACGCAACTGCAGAACTTTTAACAAGAGACTTAGTTTTAAAAGAAGGTGAGATTTTGAAAGTGCAAGCAGCTAATGCTAATAGACTATTGGTAGTGGCTAGTATACAAGAGTTTGCAATACACAGAACACCACAGAGTGCATTGTAATGACAGCTTTTATGCTCGTGTGTTATTTAGGATTGCAAGTAGATGCAGGAATATATTTTAAAAATATTAACGATTGCATTGATTTTAAAAAAAGGTTGCATAATCAAGTTATTATGAAAGATAATAAAGAAGAATTATATCAATGTATGTGTAAGTTAGTTCCAAATATTGATTCAGAGAAAGTGAGGGTATATTAATGTTAACTGCTTTAATTGGCCCAGTATCTAATTTACTAGGCAAGTTTATAGAAGACAAAGACATGAAAAACAAGTTGGCACATGAAGTGGCAACTATGGCTGAAAACCACGCACAAGAATTAGCTAAGGGTCAGCTTGAGATTAACAAAGCAGAGGCACAGCATAAATCAATCTTTGTTGCAGGCTGGAGACCATTTATAGGCTGGACTTGCGGTATTGCGTTATGTTGGCATTTTGTCCTTGCTCCCGTTACAATATTTTTATGTGCATATATCGGTGTATCTATACCAGATCTACCAGCTTTTGACATGGGTAGCTTGATGACTGTATTAATGGGTATGCTTGGACTAGGAGGACTCAGGACATATGAAAAGCAAAAAGGTCTTACTAAATGATGTGGTTTTGGTTATCGTTAAGTAAGTTCTTTAATAAGATAGGCACTTATTTTTATTTAAAGCATGTAAATAGCTTAAGAGAAAGACAAAGGAGAAGATAATGGATATCGATAGATTAAGACAAGAAATAGAGGCTGATGAAGGCAATATAGGTGAGATATACTTAGATCACTTAGGTTTACCTACATTTGGCATAGGTCATTTAGTTAAAAAAACTGACCCAGAAAATGGTATGCCTGTTGGAACGCCTGTAAGCAGGAAGCGTATAAACACTTGTTTTAATGAAGATATACAAGGAACTATAGAAGATTGTGAAAAGCTTTATAAAGATTTTTATAAGCTACCAGAAGAAGTAAAGTTAATTTTATGCAATATGATGTACAATCTGGGCTACACAAGACTCTCAAAATTTAGTAAACTAAAAACAGCTATAAATAAAGGTGATTGGGAAAAGGCATCTTTAGAGATGACAGATTCAAAATGGTACAAGCAAGTACCTAATAGAGCAGAAAGATTCGTAAAGAGAATGAAAGCAATAGGAGCGTAATATGTTACCAGCAATTTTAGGTTTTGCAGCGCAGTCTTTAATACCTACAACTATAATGCCTGCATTTATGGCTGGTGCGTTAGGATCTGGTATTGGTTCTTTGTTGCAAGGTGGAAGTAGCAAAGATGCTCTTCAAAGTGCTGCTCTTGGCGGTATAGGAAGTTATCTTGGAGGTAAAATAGGCGGTGGTATGTCAGGTACCTCTGATGCATTAGGTCCTATGAATCCTGTAATAAATGAAAATATTGGAGCTAGTTTACCTGCTGGTATGAGTTATGAACAGCTTGTTTCTCAAACTGGTGGTGCTGCAACAGCCGGTTCTCAAGGTATTGGAAGTAAGCTTATGGAAGGTTTAACAAGACCTGAAGCAATAGGAACAGGATTAGCCGCTTCACTTGCGCCAATGCCAGAGTACAGACAAGAAGAGGAAGATGAAAAAGAGTATCCAAGAGGCATGCCTATCCCTAATACATCTATATTTCCTGAAATGGGTTATGATGCAGGTAAAGAGGGTGAGTTTGATTACAGGATACCTAAAAATTATGCTGAGGGCGGTGAGCTTGAAATGGAAATGAGTCCTATGGATATGGGTCTTGGTGGCATGACTGAAGATGGCATGAACGATAAAGAGTTAATAAGCAGCGCTATAGATGTCATACAAGGCGAAATAAACGATCCTGAGCAACAAAAAGTTATATTGGGTCAGTTTGTAGCACAGTTTGGTCAAGAGGCCTTACAAGATCTTGTAAAGAGAGTTGAGTCTGGTGATATACCTGCTTCCCCTCAAGAGGGCGATGGCATGATTAAGGGGGCTGGGGATGGTATGTCTGACATGGTTCCTGCAACTATGGAAGGAGAACAGGATGTATTGCTTAGTGATGGTGAGTTTGTTGTTCCTGCTGACGTTGTTAGTGGCATCGGCAACGGGAGTTCTGACGCAGGTGCAAATAAATTAGAAGATATGATGAACAGAGTTAGGGAGCTTAGAACAGGTGGAAGAACACAGCCACCAGCTATACCTGATGAAATGATGCTGCCTGTATGATTTGTACAGCTGTACCACGAGAGGCAGTAGACATAGTATGGGGCGATGTTAGCAATATGCTTAACAAGGCTATTGCAACAAGCGGAGGTAAGTATCACATTGATGATATTTATCAGCATTTAACCGAAGGCCATTACAATCTTTGGTTATTAATAGATGAAGAGAAAGAAGAGAAAGTGATAGCAGCAATAACCACTAGAATTATACAATACCCTAGCAAAAAGGCTATGGCTATGGATTGGATAGGCGGAACTAGAATGATGGAATGGTTGCCTATTGCTATGGAAAAATTAATAAGTTTTGCAAAAGACTGTGAATGTAGCCACTTAGAAGGTTATGGAAGAAAAGCATGGTCAAAAGTTTTAAAAAAATATAATTGGGAACCTGAATATATAGCTTATAGAATGGAGATAGACAATGGGTAAAGGTGGCGGATCAAGGCAGCAACAACCTACTGAACAGAATATAGTACAAAGCTCATTACCTAAATACTTTGAGCCATATGCCATTGATATGATTAAAAGAGCTGAGGCGGAGTCTAAAAGAGAACTCATACCATATGAAGGGCAAAGGCTTGCAGATGAAAATACGGATACAGCAAGATCAAGAGAGATAGCTAGATCTGTAGCTGAAGGTGGTATTCCGGGCTTAGGTCAAGCAACTTCAGGCACTACTGCTGGAATGGGTAGAGCTATACAGGGTATGGGTTATCAATCTCAAGATTTTGGTTCAGAGCAAGCCCAACAATATATGTCGCCATATTTGCAAAACGTTTTGGATGTTCAAAAAAATCAAGCTATATTAGATTTTCAAAGACAACAGGCAGGTAGAGATGCATCAGCTGTTCAAGCCGGTGCTTTTGGTGGTAGTAGAGGCGCAGTTCAACAAGGTTTAGCTAGTGAGGCTTTACAAAGACAGCTTGGCGATATACAGGCAACAGGTCAGCAAAAAGCATTTGAGCAAGCACAACAACAGTTTGGCGCTGATAGAGAAGCTAGACTAGCAGCAGAAAGACAGGGTTTATCAGCAGCAGAGAGCCTATCTGGTCAGTCAGCACAACTTGCTGCTCTTGGAGAGAAAGCTAGGGCTGGTGATATAGAATCAGCACAGCTATTAGAAAAAATAGCAAAAGATAGGCAGGCAAGAGAGCAAGCTGGATTAGACTTTGCCTATGAGGACTTTGTAAGACAAAGGGATATGCCAAGAGAAGACCTTACATTCTTATCATCTATACTTCGTGGTGTTCCTGTCCAGCCATCAACGGAAACAACTAAGTTTCAACAATACAACCCTGTAAAAGATTTACTAGGAACAGGTATAGCTGGTTTAGGGTTATATAGGGGGTTAATGGGCTAATGATGAATTTAATCCAAGTTCAAGATGATTTAAAAAACTTTTCCCAAGATCAACTTGTAAACGAAATGCAACAGCCAAGTGGTAACGCTCCTCAGTTTTTAGTTTTAGCTGAATTAAATAGAAGAAAAAGAGTTAAAGGTGACTTGGAATCAAGACAGGCACAACAACAGCCTACAGTGGCAGAAGAAGTTGTTGCGGCAGCTGGTGTGCCTCAGAACCAAATGATGGGCATGTCAGAAGCTATGGCCCCACAAAGTGCTGTGTCTGATGGTGTTGGCACAAGCGCACCTATGAAGATGGCCTCTGGTGGACTTATGCAGTTTGGCAATGACATTAGAAACAGCATGAGTCAACAGATAGATCCATATCTAGAAGAAGTGGAAAATGAAGCAGAGGCTAAGTTTAATATTGATTTAGATCAA